GATACGCGGCAGGGCCTGCTCGTAGGTCACAAGGACGTTGCTGTCGCGCACGGCGTTTTTGACGCTGAAACCGTCGGCGTCCACGTCATCCGGCACCTGCTGTGTCATGACCGTATATTTGACCTGGTAGGACGCCCCCGTGGCGGGTTCGTCGCCCGCCGGGGACCAGTCGATCTTGTCCCCGTTCTTGGTGTAGTCGTCTCCGGACACATAGACGGTGTCCCCCTGCTTGACCTCCAGCAGGGCCACTACCGACGTATCAGGCAGAGCGTCCTCGCAGCCCGCGTAGCTGCCGTGCGTCAGCTCCACGCTTTTCTCGACGATGACGTTGACCTTTTTCACGGCATGGATGGGCGGATGAGCCACAGTGATACGCTGGCTTTCCGTGCCGTCGCCCACATGGACTTCCGTGTCGATGGTGCGCAGGTCCGGACGCGCCGGGTAGGACAGGCGGCGGGATGTGGGCACCTCCACCCCGTAACCGTACACACGACACCGCCCCTCAGACAGGTTGTATATCTGGGCGTCGTCGGTCTGCTCGGCAAAGCGCAGCAGCATCCCCTCAGCCACATAGCCGCTGCCGCCTGTACTGTCGCGGTCATAGCGGGCGATGCCCTGGGTAAAACTGTCCTGGTTCGGCGGCTGTTCCTTGGCCCGCACGACGCCGTTGTCCACGGTATGCACGGGCACAAAGCGCCCGGACCCGCCATCCGTATCAAAGCCCCACAGCGCCTCGACCTTGAGCCGCCATGCGCCCGCTTCGCCTTCGCCGTCACAGCCCTGCGCCGGGTTGCGCAGCGCGGGATCTTCATTCTCGCTGATGACGGTAAGCACCAGACGGATGCCCACCGTCACCGTGCCGGACGTGGGTATCACGAAACTGGCCGGAGGAACCCCGCGCACCTTGCCTGCCAGATAGATGGCCCCGGCCTGCGCAGTGACCTGCCCGGTGGAGGCGTCCACGGAAATCTGCGCGTCGCGAATAATGTCGCCGTCGGCAAACAGGGCGTCGCCAAGGCCCCTGGCATGTTCAAAAAAAAGTTCCTGCAGGTCGTTGAGTTCACGGCCCTGGAGCACATATCCGTCGCGGAAGAGGATGCTTTCAAAGGATTTTTCCGGGTCGTGCAGGTTGTAGTAGTTGTCCGGGGTGGAAGGCAGCTCAAACAGGCCGCCCATGATTTTCTTGCCCATGTGATGCTCCTTAGATGGCCTGGACCAGCTCGATGCCGATCTTGCGGTTGGGGCTGCGAGTGATGGGTTCGTCGAGGATCTGCGCGGCAAACAGGCGTCCCGCGTTCACGATTTCTTCAGGACGGAAATAGAGCTGGCCGGCGGGACAGTCCGGGGAGACCTCCGTATCCATGAAAACACCGACCTCGCGCAACGTGGCGGTGGGGGCGTCGCTGTAGTCAAAG